CTCCATTGTTCCATCAGATTTTGTCCAGCGAATATATGGGCTACCGTCTCCCCCCAACGCCAAGAGCGCACTACTCAAGCTGTTCGCTGTGCCGGATGTAACCATATTGGCAACGTCGCTATCCGTCAGAATTTTCGCCCATGTTCCCCATGTGGAGGAAAAAAGACGGACGTAGGTGTCACGGAACGTAGTCGGATTTGACCCGTTCCGCATCCAAACCTGCTTACGAACGGAGTTATGTGCGGCAAGTACCAAGAGCCACCCGTTTACGGCAGTATTAGGGGCGTTGGAAAGCGTTGTCCCAGACGAAAAAAAGTACAGCCCCGGCGTTGTGTAATCGTCAAGGTCATGCGCCCCGGAGGTGATGGTGGTCTGCGTGGCATACGGCACATCCGCCCAGCCGCTGTCGTAGTCTGTCCCGGAGTTTTTCACCAGCGCCTGTCTGGCGCTTCCACCGGGAGGAACGCCCTCTCCGGTATCTCCTTTGTCTCCCTTCGGCCCCTGCGGGCCGGTCGGGCCAGCAGGCCCGGTAGCCCCGGCGGGACCCTGCGGGCCGGTGAGAGCTTCCAGCTGCTCCGGGGTAAAGTCCTCATAGGTAAAGGCGTCACCTTTGGGTCCGGCAGGCCCTGTCGCCCCGGCAGGCCCGGTCGCACCCGTCTCCCCTTTCGGGCCTTGGGGGCCGGCTTCACCCTGCGGACCGGCGGGGCCAGTCTCGCCCTGCGGGCCGGTATCGCCGGTGTCGCCTTTGTCCCCCTTGTCGCCTTTGGGTCCCGGCGGCCCGGCGGCGATGATCTCCGTCTGGATCTCCGCCGGAGCCTCCATCCCTGCGGCGATCTCCGCTTTTCCCTCGATATTTGCGGTGATCTCCGCCGGTCCCTCCCGGGAGGCTACGATCTCCAATATCTCGTCCATTTCATCCCTCGCTTTCTCTGCTTCGCAGAATTTGTCTCCGCAGAGACAAACGAATTCAGATCATTTTTCCCGGGGGCGTGTACCTCGGGAAAAATTCTTCTCGGCCCGGGAGTGTGCGAGCGCAGCGAGTGCGCGGGTCGGGCCGCATTCTTCTCGATCAAGAGCCCAACGAAGTGGGTCTTGATCGAAGTGGTCACTCATCCCTGGCCACCGCCTCCTGCACCACGAAGGCCGCCTCCCGGATCACCGTCACCGGCTCCGCCCCGGCCTTCCGCAGGTTCACGCCGTACACGTACTCCCCCGCCTCCAGGGACAGAGTCTCCTCCTCGGTAAAACCGATATAGGCTTTCCCCTCGTCGGTGAAGGCCGTGATGCTCTTCTCCATGAGGGCAGTATCGCTCTCCTCGTCCTCCCGGACCACGAACCGCACCTCGTCCCCTGCCTCCAGCGGTTCATCCGGGAAGGAAACGTACATCCCGTCTCCCGTCCCCCGGGCGATCACCACGCCCTGGCTTCCTTTCTTTTTCACAGCTCCCGCCTCCATTCCATCTTGTAGGGGCGCTTCACGAAGCGCCCGCCGTCATCTTCCGAAAATCGCCTGCGCGATCCTCTGGTTCTCCCCCGGCATGCTGGTGTCCAGCAGGCCCACCGCCTGGGAGTACATATTCAGCATGGATCCGTAGTCCATCACCAGATCCGGGAGCAGCTGCTGCGCCGCCACAAAGAAGGGCATGCACTCGCAGGCGTCCTCGCTCAGCTCGAATTCGTACTCATCGGAACTGTCCGCCGGGATGGTCTCCGGATTGGCAAAATACTCCACCACGAACTCCCGCCCGGCGTCCCGCTCCGGGATCAGCAGCTTCCCGCCCCGCCACCGGTACCGGTTGGTCACGCTCACTCCATCCCGCCAGAGCCTGTACAGCTGGCGGAAATCGGAGGGCATGGCGTACTCCGTCTTCCCGCTCTGGGCGGTGATCTTCTTCGCCTTGAGGATCTTCTTGATCTGGCTGAGCTGTTTCTGGGCGGTGTCGAAGAACCGGACCATCTTCAGCTCGATGTCCTCGTCGTGCTCCACTTCCCCGCCGGCGCTGTGCTCATCCAGCAGCATATATACTTTTTCCTTGGCTTCTCCCAATGTCACGGTATTTTCCTCCCGTTCCTCTCGTAGGGGCGCTTCACGAAGCGCCCGCTTCCCCGGTCCTGTCATTCCGAGCCAGCGGCCCAGGCCGGCTTCTCTTGCCGCAAAAGCCCTGTCATTCCGAGCCAGTGCGAACACTGGCGTGGGAATCCGTCTTTTGCGGCAATTCACCTTCTGAGCACTCTGGTGTGGGAATCCGTCTCCCCTCGTTACCCAAAACAGGGCGGAGACCACCCCGCCCTGTCCGGTTAAAAGAATTCGTCGATACACTCTCCCACGGTCTTCCCGTTTGCCTCGGCCAGCCGCCGGAGAGCCCGGGCGGTGGATGCCTTCACCGTCGCGGTGATGGTCTCCTTCTCCTCGCCCTTCCCGGGAATGATCAGCACCTGCCCCGGCCAGATCATACTGTCGTTCAGGTGATTGGCGGTCATCAGCAGCACATACATGGACCCGCTGCCCAAAAACCGCTCCGCGATCCCCCACAGGGTGTCCCCGCTCTGCACGGTGTACGTCCCGTCCTCCGAAGGCGCGGGAGCCGGTTCGGGCTCCGGCGTGTCTTCTTCCACGTACCGCAGCACGCAGTCCCAGGGGAAGTTGTAGTAGCTCCTCACGTGGATCTCCGCCCCGGTCTGATCGCCGGTCTGCCCGCCGGTGGCTCCGCCCCATTCGTTCCCGGAGGCCTGCACGATCCGTCCCCCGCCGACGGCCATGGCGGTGTGGTGCTGCACGTTCAGCAGCACGTCCCCCCGCTGCAGTCCCGCTCCGGTGGCGAGATCCACATCCTTGACCACCTGGAACCCATGATTCAGAAAGTCCTGCCACATATTGCCCGTGTAGGTGCTCTGCAGGGGCACCCCTGCCGCCTTGTATGCGGAGATCACCAGGCTGGAGCAGTCGTAGTCGGGGCCCCACCGGGATCCCTGGTCATAGCCGTGGGAGTTGTGGGCGGCGATCTCCTCCGCCCACTCCGCGGCCCTACTCGATACCGTCATCGTTTTTTGCCTCCCCTGTGTAAGGGGAGGTGCCCCCAACGGGGGCGGAGGGATTGTCGTCCTCCTCCCCGGCGATATCCTCCGTATGTCTTTTCAATCGTTTCAGCATCGCGGCCACAAAGGGCGGCACCGGGCCTCCGGCTTCATCCGTGTTTTCCAGAATACTGATACACTCGTTGATGATGAGCCAGATGATCACCAGCAGCCCCACAAAGTATGTGCCCTCCAGGCTGAGCCCGAACTTCCCGCCCAGCAGCTGTATGAGGTAATCCAAAACCATCCCCACAGCCACGATCAGCAGATAGCTCACCTTTTTGACGATACCCATAATGCCGATCCGGCTGTCCAGCGTCCCGGTCCTCACGGCGGCGATCATGCCGGAGATATAGTCCAGCACCATCACCACGATCAGCACCACCAGCGGCGCCGCCAGCTGCTGCAGATAGGCCCCCAGCGCGGCCAGCACCGCCGCGATCAGGACTTTCCATCCAGTACCCATGTCTTCCTCCTTATCCGAGATCCAGAATGAGCACCCGCACGTCGGTGGAGGAGGCGCTGGCCACGACGGAAAGCTCCGAGGCGACGATGGGGATCTGCGTCTCCTTCCCCGGTCCGATGGCGTACCCGTTGGCGGAAGTGGCCGCCTTGCCGTCCTCCCGCCTCTCCTTGAAGTACACGGTGGCGGTTTCGCTCAGGTTCTGGATCAGGCACGCCAGGCCGTGTACCTCTACGGTCTGTGCGGTCGTGCCCGCCGTCACCTTCACGACTTTCTCAATCTTGTAACCCATGTTTCTCCCTCCCGTTACTCGTAGGGGAGGGGCTTGCCCCTCCCGCTACGTATTCTGGATCCTGATCGAATTAACCGGGATCGCCGAAGATGATCTGCCGGGCGTCGCCCCAGCCCACGCCGAAGTCGGCGTAAGCGGTGTACAGATCCTTCAGGGGATTGTCCGGGGTGGTCTGCATGACGGTGGGGCGGGTGTTGTACACGATGTTCACCAGCTCCTTCATCAGCCGGCGGTCACACACGGCCCACTGCTTGGCGGTGAAGCCGTCGGCGCCGCCGCCCATGACGATGTACTTCATGCCGTACACCGGGTTGGCGGCGTTGAAATCGCTCTCCGGATCCTGGGTGGGCATGAGCCGGCTGTTCTCGCCGAACATCTTCTTGGCCTTCTCCTCCAGCTCGGGGGAGATCAGCACGGTGTCGAAGTCGCACAGGAACGGCATGCCGTCGGGGGTCAGGAACCGGTTGGCCCGGGCCTGGGCCGCGGTGATGGCGCTGACGCTGAAGGCGTCGGTGCTCACGTTGGAGTAGGTGCCGGCGTCGGGATCCGCGATAAAGGTCCGGCCGGAGCTGCCCCTGGAGGCCACGGGATGGGAGGCGGAAGCCCAGCACACGCCGTCGCCGCCGGTCTTGGCGGGGTTCCAGGCGTTGGCGAACATCCGCAGCACATGCAGATACACGGTCAGAGCCATGCTGTCGCCCAGCTTGGTGCCCACCTTCTTGGTTTCGCCCATCTTGTCGATCTTGGCCTCCTTCATCCCCACGGGGATGCTGAGGGTGTACTCCACGGGGGTGATGATGGTCTTGAAGCCGCGCTTCAGGCTGCCTTCGTTGAGGTTGCTGCCGTCATAGACGGGGGCCTCTCCGTAGCCGCCGGAGCCGGTGAGCTCGTAGTCGATGCTCTTGGCGTTGACCTCTCCCACCACGGGGGAGAGCTTGTTCAGCCGGTCGGCGTAGGCAAAGTCGAAAGCCTTGCCCACGAACTTATAGTTGTCGGTTTTCCACGCATTGAAATTCGACATTGTTCACACTCTCCTCTCTCAGTTCGTCCCGCCCAGGGCGTGCTTCACGGCCAGCAGGCGGATCATGCCCCGGTCGAAGTCGTGGCCCACGACCTTGATGGCGGTGGCGCCGGTGGCGCTCACCAGCAGCTTGGAAAAGGCGGCGTCCAGACCGCCGATGGCACTGCCGATGGCGGGGTACATCTCGTACACGTCTCCGGCGGAAGGCGTCCCTCCGCTGGCCTTGGTGATGATCGTGCCGGTCTTGGCATAGTCGGTCACCACGATGTGCTTGCCCACGGGATCGGTGTTGGTGCTGTCGGCTGCCTTGCTCTTGAGCACAAGAACGCTGCCATTGTAGGCGTCGTCGGCCGCGGCGGCGGCCACGTCGCCGGCGGCGGGCACGATGGTGGTGGCGCTGCCGGAGGCGGCGGCGATCTCGGGCACCGGGCACTCAAAGATCAGCTCCGGGTTGTCGTACACCAGGATCTCGGTGCCGTTGGCCCGGGGATTGAGGGCGTCGGCGGTGCCGGGATGGTTCTCGGCGGCGATGCCCAGGATGGCGCCGGTCTCAGCGGCCACAGCGGAAATCACCAGCCCTCCGCTGAGCTTCACCACCTGCCCCGCGCCGATGGCGGTGGCGGCGGCGATGGGGTAATTGCGTGCGGTCAGGCCCACATGCCCTCCCGCGTTCTGAATGGGTCTCATAATCTTTCTCCTTTCGTTGTTTCACAGAATTTCGCCCGCAGGCGAAACAGAATTGGATCGTTTTTTCCGGGGACATGCGCCTCGGAAAAAAACTCCTCTCGGCCTTCAAACGTGCGAGCGCAGCGAGTGCGCTGCAGAAGGCCGCATCCTTCTCGATCAAGAGCCCAGCGTCAGCGGGTCTTGATCGAAGGGTTTCACTCCCTGCTCAAAAACTCCTTGGCCGTCATCTTCATCTGCGGATAGCTCCGGTTCCACTCGTCCAGCTCCTTCTGCTGGCTGGCGGTGAGGGCTTCCGCCCCGGATCCGCCTCCGGTGCCGGTGGCCCGCTCCTTCTTGCTCTCGGCCTTCTGTACGGCGGCCTGGGCCGCGTTCCCGGCGATCTCCAGATAGTCCTCGTAGAGATCCCCCAGCGGCTCCTTGCCGTACCGGCTGCCGCAGAAGCGTCGGAACGCCCTGTTGTCGTCCAGCTTCCCCAGATCCACGTCCGGGTAGCGTTCGGTGAAGTCCTTCACGTCGGCTGCGATCCACGCCTGCTGTCGGGCGGCCGCCTCGGCGGCCGGTTTCTTTTAC